TTAAGATGATAAGCGATGCAAGAGGTGGTCATGTTTCTCCCGGTGTTTACACTGAGATTAAGGACATAGTTTATTCCACCAAAAGTCTGGGTATTACAACCCTCGGCGTAGCTGGTGAAACTCTTAAGGGTCCGGCTTTCCAGGCGGTCCACATTACAAGTATGGATGATTTCATTGACTACTTCGGCGGAACTTCCCCTATCAAGTACAAGGGAACAAATTACCCAAAATACGAGCTTCCGTACATTGCAAAGGCATATCTTGAGCAGTCAAAGCAACTCGAAGTTGTTCGTGTTCTTGGTCTCTCAGGTTATTGGGCCGGTTCGGCTTGGACTATCACTGCCGGTAAGGTTCTTGCGAAAGCAGCGGGTACCCCACAGCACACAATGCCGGTTGCTGTTCTCCGTTCTAAGAAAACATACTCTGGAGACACCACAATGTATGGCATATGTGTTGACACAAGCGAGGCACCTGACGACATAGTTGAAGACATCAAGATACTCCCTTACTCTGGGAATGTATATGATGCAAATTGCGTAATATCGGCCACACCGGAAACTCAGGAAGCAAAAGCCACGGCTGAATATGACAAATATGGCAACATCAGCGTTGACCTCGGTAAGTTTGCCCTTGAAATTACACTGAAGATGCCAGCAAGTACGGCGGAGACTTCAACTACAATTACCTACAATGTGTCCATGAATCCTTCCGACCCGGATTACATTTATAAGATTTTCCCGGAAGACCCGCTTATGGGTTCAGCACCTATATACATTGAGGCAGTATATGACATGGCAATCCAAAAGGAGTTGTATGATATGGCTTATAATGCCTATTTGCAAACCTCAGGCTCAACAACCGGTGGAACAGAGGAAATGTACTATGACGTACTTAAGCTTTATAATTCAGACGATTTCAAGTACTGGGATTATATTTCAACGTATCGTTGTGCCGTAACCCCTTGGATTGTTTCTGAAGTAAAGGCTGCAAGCACCGAATTCATTGATGTTAAGAAGCTCTTCAAGGTGTACACAATCAGTGACGGTAATGCCGCTAACTACCAGGTCAAGATTTCTATTCAGAGAATCCGCCCGGTAGAAGGTTTGTTCGACCTTGTTGTCCGCGATTTCTATGATTCAGACAACTCACAGTTTGTTCTCGAAAAGTTCACCAACTGTTCTATGGTCGAAGGTGAGTCCAACTTTGTAGGTCTTAAGGTCGGTACGATTGATGGAACCTATCCTAACAAGTCTAAGTACATTGCCCTTGAATTCAGCAACGAAGAAGGTATTGATGATTGCGTCCCTTGTGGTTTCCTTGGTTATCCGGTTCCGAAGTATGGTACGGACTGCGGTCTCACCATGAATTACAACACTGTTTACGACAACACTATTAAGCCGAAGAGACAGTACTTTGGTCTTAACGACGAGGTTCTTGATTACGATATCTTGAACTACAAGGGTGTTGATGCTTATGCAGAAGGTGTTGGCGACGCTGAACCTAAAAAGATTACCAACGGTTTCCACCTTGATTCAATTTTCGAAGCGGAATCTGGTGCTACGGTACAAGTTGATGGTCAGACAGGTTTCACCTTTACGTGTGTTGCGCCTATCCAGATGAACAAGTATAAGAGGATTCCTCGTATACTTCCTACAGCCTACCTTGAAGACTGTCTGTATAAGGACGTTAATCTTCGTAAGTTTACTGTATATCCTTACGGAGGATTCGATGGTTGGGACATAAACCGCGACCACAGAACCAACACAGACCAATATAGAGGCAACAAGTACACTCTACGTAGAGACAGCGCTGGCGTTGTTGAAGAAACTGAAATCTTCCGCCCGATTGGTGGTGATTACGAACTCAGCCTTGACCCTCAGGTCAGCCTGAATCTTCCGAACATTGCAATTACAACCGACTACTACGCTTATCTGGCCGGTTACATGCAGTTTGCAAACCCTGAAGATGTTGATATTAACCTCTTTGCAACCCCTGGCATCAACTGGTACGACCAAACACTCCTTTCAGAAGATGCTCTTGACGTAATTGAGGATTCTGAAGATGGGCGTGGTGGTGACGCTATGTATATCATGGCAGCACCTCAGTACGATAAGGATGGTTTTGCTTACACAGCAGACGACGTTGCACTCTTCCTTGAGGAAACCGAGATTGACAGCCCGTATGCTTGTACTTATTTCCCTTGGGTTAAGTACTGGGATGGAGACTCTAAGAGGTATATTGACCTCCCTCCGACCAAGGATGTTGTTAGAGACATGGCCGCAACCGACAACGTTTCATTCCCTTGGTTCTCACCTGCAGGTCTCACCCTTGGTGAAGTTGACTGTGTGAAGGCATTCTACAAGACAACCCTTCTTGACGAGGATACCCTTTATGAGAACATGATTAACCCTATAAAGACCTTCGCTGTTGACGGTGTTAAGGTTTGGGGTAACAAGACTCTCTATCATCAGGAGACTCCTCGTAACCGAATCAATGTTTCAAGACTTATGATTCGCGTCAAGAAGCTCATCTCTCAGGCTGCTAGGAACCTCATCTTCGAACAATACGATGTCACCCTTGAGAAGCAGTTCCGTTCACTCGTTGAACCTATTCTTCAGGATGTTAAGTCCAATAGGGGTATCTACGACTACCGTGTTGTTACCGAGTGCACCGAGGAAACCCGTGACCAGCACATCCTTCCGGCCAAGATTCTCATCAAGCCTACCCCGGCATTGGAATACATCAGCATCAGCTTCGTTGTATATCCTGAAAGTGTCGAATTTGACGAGAGCCTTTAATGGATAATCTTAACAAACGAAAAAATGGGAG